CCTGTACCTGGTTCGTCACTTACACAATTGACCAGGGACAAATGTTTCTTCCAATTCTTACTATCCATAATGTTTAATCCTGTTAAGAATGTCAAAAGGAGCTTAGGCAGCACCACGAGTCTCAAGCTTTCTCATAATGGCGCTGAGCGCATCAGGCTTGGTGTGGACGTATTTCTGAGTTGTCGCAATCGAGCGGTGACCTAGAATCTTGCCCAGAGTGATGCTGTCGACGTTGTGCTCCATAGCCAGCCTGGTAGCGCAGGTGTGACGCAGTACGTGGAAGACAAAATGCTTGTCGTCCCTGGCTAACTCATCTCGAGCTTCTGCCCAGGTGTCGTAGAATTTACGATGCGTATAAGGCCATGCTGGACGCATGTCTAAGGATGCCAGGGCTGACCGAGCTTCTCTGTTAAGAGGCACCAGGCGCTGGTCGCCATTCTTTGTGTCCAGTAAAGTGACATAAGTACCGCAGTCACTAACGTAGCCCTGTGTTTTAGATTTGGTATTATTGATGCCTAGAATCTCACCCAGACGCATTCCAGTGTTGACGCCTAAGGTCACAAAGTGAGACATCCAGGGCTGGTTGCTGTTGTCTAAATAGTTGACCAGGTCAATAATCTCTTTGTCGCTAAAGAACCTGGGGCGTGAGCTTCTAACCTTTAGAAACTTCATTCGCGGCTTACGGTCGATAATCTCATGCTCCACTGCCAGGTTAAATAGGCAGCTGAAGCAAGCCAGGTAGCGGTTGACGGTGTTGTCACACAGCCCGAGCAGTACCAGGTGGTCCTGGAAGGCCAAAATGTCACTGACCGTGAAGTCACCCAGGGGCTTATCTGCGTTGTCCTGGAAGTTAGCCAGGCGTTGAATCATGAACTGGCAATCGCGAAGATGTTTGTCGTGCCAGAGTCGATGCGCGTGTTTATCCATAAAGCTAGTTAAAGTATTCATAATGATTCCCTCAATAAAAAAGGCCCCTTTCGGAGCCTGTTAGTAATTAAAAGTCAACGACACACTTGTGTAGGTCGTATGCCACAACACCAGACAGGTGCTTGGGTAAACGGTCAGACAGTATCTGTACCTGGCTTGCTTTGCTGAGTGCCCAGACATTGTCAGAATGGTGGAATCCTGCAGGGCTTAGCAGGTTGACGCCTTGGTCAATAATTAAGTACCTGGCAGTACCTATAAAATAACTTGCTGCATTACCCAGATTTTCTAAAGCGTGGTAAGCATTGCTAACTCCCAGAGAGCCCAGGATTAGGGATTCTCCACCCCCTATAAATGTTTTCATCTCTTCAGTCTGCTGTTCAACCGTTAGAGACATATACTTAGTGCTCAGCTCTTTAGCCAGCTCTTTGGTCAGGCTAGAGGCATCTATTACTGCCTGGTTCTCAGCAACAAATTCTTCGTGGCGGGCTTGGATATCAGCGTTAGATTCAAATTTAGTAGTGTTCATAATAATTCCCTCAAATCGTAGGTATAAAAAAAGCCACCAAAAGGCAGCTCTGTGTGTGTTTACATCTGTATTTCGTGGATTTACCTGTGTAGAATCCATTGCCGCAGGAAGGGCCCATAGCTCAGCTGGTTAGAGCAGTCGACTCATAATCGATTGGTCGTAGAGTCGTCACAGGCGCTTCCTGCATAAGTCAAGCAATGGACATTGCTATGGTAGTTACTTATGCAGGCCCTTCATAGTCATCCTGGACTTAGGGGTCTTTACCTTGGTCGGTGCCACAAAGTGGGCCAAGGGGCTGTCATCTGTACTGCCGTGGGGGGCCACCCCGTAATCAATTGACTACATGGCTATAATATCAACTGCCCCGCCGCGTTGCAATAGGTTGTACTAAGGTGGACATAACTCTAAAAAAACCCTAAGTCACCGAAGCAACCTAGGGGGCCACAGGCCAGTAACCACGCGGCCTCTGCTTAGCATCAGATGCGTTGTGGGCATGTGACCGTAAGGAATAATTGAGTCACATGTTTCATGAAATTAGCGGGTTCCTGGTGGACAGGTACAGTGGTTTTTGCTGACCTTTTCCGTCTGCCAGTACAGGCCACAGTGCTCACACTTTTTGTATTCTAAAGTAGGCTCAAGCTGCGGCTTATTAAAAATTGCATCGAAGTTATCTTGGAATTTGTTGTAGTCAGTGAAGGGTCGAGGGGATGAGCCTTTGCCTGCCATAATTTGTCCTTTTTGTTCTGGGATGTTCTATAGGTGGACATAACTATTTCGGCAGGCATTGAGGCGTTTTGAGAAGGGTTATTTTGGACCGCGCAGCTTCATGAGTTTGTCTGCGCCTTTAACGCCAAACGATGCTGTTACCGCTACCGCTAGTAAATAACTAAACCAGTCAGGGAGGAGCTCTAAAGTTTGCAGGCCAAATTGCACCCGTTCAATAAGTTGTGGGTCATCTGTCATTGCGCCGTACATAATTGCAATGACGGGCGAAGTTAATAAAATTACTAAATACTCATCTTTCCATGAGGCCGCTGAGGCATCAGCCATCTTGGCTTCCCAGTCTGCATCATTCTGAATCACGTTCATTTTTGCCTGGTGCTTGGCCTGCTTTTCTTCGGCCTTGTTGTTCATATAGCTGCCAACCATATCAGTGATTGGGCCAATCAATAGTTTAAGCATCGTCTGCAGCTCCTCTTATCATCGCAGCAACTTCTACTGCACGGTATCCAACCTGGGAAGCATAGCGGCTATCCAGGAGCTCGTTAGCAGCTTTTTCCCATTTAGCCTCGCGGAGAAGTGCCAGGGTTTTTCTAAATGACATTAGCCTTGGGATTCCCAGGTTAAAACTTAAGTTGACCAGGGCTTCTTGGACGCATGCAGGCAACTTATCGAAATACGAAATGTTTCGCTGCAGGTCTTTAATGGCGACATCAATGTCTTCCTCCAACATCATATGCGCGACCCGTGTTGTTATGCCGCGCTCCTGTATGTTGTGACCTACACCTATTGTGTAAATGCCCAGGTGGTCCTGGTAAAGGTCCAGCCGCATTCCTTCATGCTTAATTAAGGTCTGTCTTATTTTATCAATATCCATATTTCAATCCTTCTTTTTACCGAGAAACCCCCGGACCGTTTCAGTCTCAAGAATCCGTATTCCGAGCCAGACTATTGTGAAAAGTGATGCGGTTGGTGGTAGCCAAGCGGCGAGACTTAGGACACCTGTGGATGCGGCGGCAATGTCTATTATTTCTTTCGGGTCAGCCATTAGGATACCTGCTGTAAGTATAAAAAGTAGTAAGCCAAAGCTGCGCTGAGAATTACGCAGACAGCACCCAAAGCATTTTTAAAGAGAGTGTCAATCTTGGTAATTCTGCGCATCTTGGCCAAGCGTATTTGTTCGAGTTTAAATTTGTGGTTCGCCAGGGATTTTGATTGCAGCATCAACATGTCCCTCCATACTGCTGGTGGAACACTACGTTTCAAAGCCCGCTCTTTCTTTTTGATATCCTCGCGTATCCAAGCTAGAGAAAGAGCCTCTTCTTGGGTCAAAACTTTGCCATCCGTGGCATCTGAAGATTCAGCCTCAATAGTTTCAACCGCAGCTTTGCTTGCTGTCAAAGTATCAAAAACCCCAGCAAGGCCAGTCAGGTGTTCTCCAGATTCTTTGACAGTTTTTATACCGTCATTTAGAGTTTTGAGTACACCAACGACAACTGAGATTTCAGCGAGCATATTAGTCTCCTAAAGAAGGCCGTGTGTCTGGGAAATTCTCAGCATTAGCAGGCCACGCTCTCAGGCTCTCTCTATACGATATGTAAGCTGCACGTTGTGGGTGGTCTGACAGAGGGACTATGTAGTCTGAAGACGATAGTTCCATGTCACGCCACATGCGAGCAGCTTCTGCCTCTGTAGGTTGGGGGGCTGTAGGCTCAACGTATAATTCATAATGTTCGTGATGCTCTGCAACAAATTCAGCATCAGCTTCAATTACGTTTATTACGTTCCCACCATCACCGTCTAAAATATTGTATTTCATTTGTATTATCCTTTATGGAATGTATTGAATGACACAAATAGCAGCGCCACCTTTGCCACCAAAATAAGTACCTCCGCCCGTACCTTGAGCAGGGCCACCGCCACCCCCAATGGAAGCGTCTTGACCCATATTTGCAGAGTAGCCATTGCTGCCAAACCTAGACATAGCACCACCAGATAAAGCACCTGCTACTGGCTGAAAACCATTAAAACCACGGTTTGCATTGGCGTAATCCCCATTTGGTGGTTCACCAGCTATTTGGCCTAAACTAGAAGACCAAAAGTCTCCAATGATGTCACAACGTGCGCCATGACCTCCCCACCACTCGCCTGGCTTTGTTTGGCCAGTTCCAGTAAGACCAATAGCACCACCACCAGAAGCAGCGGTTGACCCACCCCCTGTGTAATTGACGGAGCCTCCACTGGCCGTTCCCCCAGAAGAGGAACTACTAGTTCCACCAGCGCCGCCGTTGGCAGTCATGGTGGATAAGTTAGTGCCTGAGAATGTAGAGTTGCCGCCAGCACTTCCGTTTTCGGCTATAGCATAATTACCTCGCTCACCAAAAGCCCCTAAAGACAAAGTGAATGAACCACCAGTAGTCACGGCTAAAGTGTTTTTACGGGAGTACCCACCAGCGCCTCCACCCGACCTGTTAGTTTGCCAATTGCCAGAACAACCACCACCGCCTCCAGCACCAATCAGGTGAATCATTATGTTGCCGTCTTGG